ACATTCCGGTGTCCTCTGACCAGCATGACGGGATCAGTCGGGGGGAGCTTTTGAGAATGGTCGAGTGTGGTTTTGGAGGTCCTGCAGGGGTCTGTTGGATTGGGCTGGATCGGAAGGTTTGGCTAGTGATGCTCGGCCATGGGGAGGTCTACCATTCAAACGGCGAGAAGGTAGACGGCTGCGCTGCCCGTGGCAAAGCGGGGTATGTATGCTCTCCGCTCCCTCCGTAAAGGATTGGTGGAATGTTAGCTCTTTACTTCCATTGGCGAGTGGCGATCTTGGGATGGGATGGAGAAGAACGGGTATGGTTGAGGCAAGACCCGAAGACGCTGAGATGGGAGAGTGTTCGATATTAAGTTCGCCCTGGTCGTGGTAGCTCCTTGGTCTTTGACATTGGGGCTCCGGAAGGATCGGCCGGGGCGATTCAGTTCGCCCTGGGCCTCGCGCGGGTTTTTCCAGCCCAACCATACCCCTCAATGTGGGCGGGGCCGGGGCGATTCACAACACGAGTGTTGGTGGGAATGTTAGATATGCCACCTACTGGCGGGACTGTTAGATGTGCACCTTCTCGGGAATGTTAGAGTGTGACAAGTTTTTGAAAGGAGTGGAGAATGAGCGAACAGGAACAGCAATGGAGGCCGAGGATAGCGAGGTACAGCTTGGGACCGAACGTGATGGTGGTAGCGCGGACGCGGATCGAGGGAGCGTGGGGGGCTTACTGCGCAGCGGTACAGGGACAGTCGATCTCGCATGATGAGAAATTCACTTTGGACAACGGAACGAAGCTGCCTGAGAAGATAGCGCGGGCGATCTTCGATCAGTTCGAGGAACTGAAGTACGTTCAGTGATTGGGGAATGTTAGAGTGCCTCATGCGTTGGAATGTTAGCGGGGCTCCCACTGGGGAGTGTTAGTGATTCGTCTACGAAGTGTTAGAGTGTTAAGGGCTCAAACGATGGCGGGAGCTGGTCGTCGCGGCAACGGCCTTGGCGCGAGATTGATTTTGGTTTGGCGGCTAGGATCATGGGCCAGCTCCACAGTTTGGGATTGTTAGTTTCAGGGACACCGGGATAGGGGAATGAACCTTCACATCTGCGCGCCAGAACCCGACATAGTTTTGATCCAGGTGAATCCCTGTTCGACCTGCGCCCGGAGATCTCCGATGGTGCTGGCGCATTATCCGTGGTACGGGGGGGACTGGACCTGTTTACGCTGCGGGGAGCGGTGGACGGATGGGGAAAGGTGTGAGAGGCCGTTCGCTCCAGCCTGGAGAAAAAAGAACATTGAGGCAGCTAAGAAACTGTGGAGGAGTCACCATGACAGACAAGACGCCCATTGAGTACGGAGAGGTCACCGATCTGGAATCGCACAAGAGGCGCCATGTGTTTCTACACCGGATGCTGGATGAATTGCTGGCAGACTGGATCACGCAAACGGGAGGGCGTCCGTCGCAAGGGCAGATGGACGAATTTCTTCACTGGTCGTGTGAGCAGACGAAGAACCCGACAGGACCGCACGAATGAGAATCAACATCACTCTGTTCCTTTGGTTCCTTCTGCTGGTTCTCTCGAGCGCGGGGATTTGGTGTCCCGATATTAAAACACCGAAACCGGATATTAAAATGCGGATTGGAGATATTTGAATGTACTTGAACGTCGTGTATGAGGATGGACAGTGCAAGAAGATTCGACTGTGTATGCCCGTGGAAGTGACGGAGGGGAAGGGCCTGGACAAGATCAAATGTGCCAACGGGACCACATATTTTTTCACCAAGGAGGGGTACTATGACGGGTGGGGTCGCTCAATGACGGGGGATCCGGACAAATTGGAGGTCATAGACCCGTAGGTTTCATGTGAAACATTGGAGGAAAACATGGAAGCATTGAAGGCCCGATTGGAAATCTTGATAGCGAAGGATGGGGGCGATATCTCCCACCAGCTATTGCTGGAACTGATCCTGCAGCTGGCCGAGTTGAACGAGAACTTCAAGCGCGGGATCGTCGTGTTTGAGGGGGGGGAGGCTGAAGACGTCGAGGAAGAGGGGGAACGGGATTTCGAGTGAATATAACAATTATGTGATATTCCGGGAGAATCCCGGTGAAAGCTGGCAAATATGGGTAAAAATGGGTGTTTGTGCGGTGAAAGCTGGCAAATATGGGTAGAACCTGGCTTTCCCCGGTCGGTAAAAATGGGAATATACGGGTGAAAGTCGCCTATTTGGAAGATCTGGAGGACGCTACGGCGCACGGCTGCACGACACCTGGATGCAACCATGCACACAGCGGCCCTCTGTACCTCCATCCCATGTGCCACAAGTACGAGGGGAAACTGGAGGTCAGTTTTAACTTCGGTGATGACCATGTTTTAGTTTCGTGCGCTCAGTGTCATTCAGAAGTGATCCGGATCCAGATCGCGTCAAAGGGCCGGGAGGAATGTTAGCTGCCAGCCTCGTAGGGGAATGTTAGTCGTTGGGTTATTGGAAGGGATAGGGAATGAAAATCACGAAAAGACTACTCAGATTGCAGAAAAGAACGAAATGGAGTTGGGAGCGCATGTGCCGGGAAATGCACCGCGTCAACGCTGTGGAGGGGCCGTCGCACACGACTCTCTATCGCTACGCTGCCAAGAAAGTTGCTCGGCCGAACAAGCTCACTCTGCGCTGGATCGAGACCGCGATTGACCAAATAGAGATTGAGTTGGTGAAGAAAGAGCTATAATTCCGTACAGACGCCTGTACTCATGGACCTAATCGACATATTCCCTCAACGCGACAAAGACGAGCTATTCCTGGCTCTGGATTCGAAGGACTACTGGCTCCTGTTGATGGTGGATCTGCCCCCTGCAGATGCCATTGTCAGGGAAGTGGTAAAGAGACTGAAAACCCCACTCAAGTCGTACGCGGTGAAGGGGCTCCCGCCCATCCTTGCTCTCCCCAAGAATGAGTTCACAACAGAATCGTTGGCTAAAGTGATGAGCGCAGCAGCACCGGGATCTCCGCTACCGCCTGGAATGCTGGAGAAGGCGTTGGGGGGCCGGGATTTCATCCTGTGTTCGGAGCCGAAATCCCTTTCGTTGGGCCTGAAGGCCATCGACAACTTTCTTTCCATGCACAGAGAGTGGCTGGTGGAGCGATTCGGGGTTCAACTGTTCACGGTGACTCACAGGCTCTACGGGGAGGACTACAAAGAGGCCGTGGACTTCCTGATCTGGGTGCTGGTGGGGATCATCCACAAATCGGACGCGGTGAAACCCAGGACGGATATCGAAATTGTGGTGACTATCGCTGACACCATCCATGAATCGACGGTTGGAGGGAAAGAAAAGGCTGGTAAGACGATTGAGTCGCTGAAAAAGAGCGAGAGGTTCCTCGAGCCAGCCATGAAGATCCTGGATGCCGTTGTGGTGAACAAGAGTAACCACAGCAGGGCCGATTCGATGTTGCGCATGTGGATCAAAGGGAGCATCGATCCGAATGATTGCGCCATGTGGGTAGCGTCGAACATCGGGCTGTATCTGACCCATTACGGAGAGGACAGCGCGGGAATGATCCACACGATCGCTGAACAGATGTTGCTGCGCATCCGGAGACCCCGGAAGAAACGGTTGGAGAAGGAACTGGACAAATACATCGAGGAAGTGAAGGAAGAATACATCGACGGTGTTGACGAGCAAGAGAAAATAGAGGGAGAAGAACAAGACAAACCAACGTAAGGAGGGAAATCATGGAAGGACTTTTGAAGTGGATTGCAGCGAGGCTGAAGGAGCCAAGCACCTACCAAGGTTTGGCGACTATCCTGACCGCAGCGGGGATCTTTCTATCCCCTGAGCTGTGGCTGGGCATCGGTACGTTTGGTGCTGCGACTGTGGGCCTGGTTCAAGTGATCAAGAAGGAAATTGAGAAGAGGGCGACACCGCCGACCAGTGGACCGCGTCCAGGAGGACCAGGAGGTACGGTATGAAGAAACTTATTCTATTGCTGTTCCTGGTCAGCCCTGTGATGGCTCAGACCGTGGATCACGAGTTCGGCTTGCCGATCTATTGGGATGCCAACACCGAGAGCGATATGGACGACTACGGCGTTTATCGAGCGGACGTTGATTGCACCGATCCGGTGCCAGCTCCACTCAACTGCCCTGGCTTTGTCGAAGTGGCAAGTGTTGTGCAGGGACCGGACCCGATCCAGTGGACCGAGCCGGGACCAGTGGTGTTCGTTACCCAGGACTACGTTTATCGCGTGACCGCCCGAAACACGAGCGGGAACGAGAGCATCTTCTCGGATTCGCTGACCATTCGTTGGCTGAACCCCGATGCACCTGGGAAGCCTGGAGAACCACGGACGTCGACACAGGTGGTCATTATCATCAATGGTAATGAGAACGTGGTCACGGCCAACTTCTTTACGGGGCCGAGGCTGACACCGCACCATGAAGTTGTCGATTAGCTGTCAATTATAATTGACAGCCTTGTGGGGGGTCCTGGTCTAACTGGCACAAGATACCGGACGCTCAATCCGGTGACGCGGGTTCGATTCCCGTATGATCCCCCTCTTAATTGATATGGGTTGGGATCGAATGTCAGAGGAGCGGCGACGAGAGTCGCGGGCTCGCTGGAAAGAAGATCCGAGGTATCGAAAGGGCCAGGCGCGAAATGTTCTATGGCCCGGCGCTCACCCGTTCACCTTCTGGTCGAAAATGATGAGCCCACCGAAGCAGAAGGCTGAAGCCAAAACGAATTGGCATGACGACGACCCCTCTTAAATTCTTTTAACGACATACACACCCGTCTGTGATAGGATCCCCGGTGGGAGTCACTCACGGTTCATGTTCACGCAGACCGTGTCCGGGACTTCACAGGTAGGGGAGCCGTCGGGGGTGAGAGTTCGGCGGCTCCCCGTTATAACGCCAAAACCGTTCAGAAGGAGGGATAGGGAATGGGATTGAGTGAATCAGACATTTCAGGGGCAAAGGCAGCACAGGAAACGGGTTCTATCGAACTCTGCACGAAGCACTTGTTCCAAGTTGCGGAGCAGTTGGAAAAACAGGCCGAGGCTTTCACGAAAAGGTTGGGCCCGATCCTCACAGAGCGTAATCCTGAAATTGAAGAGGACAGGGCAAAGATGGTCCCCGCCAACATTCATACCGCACCTATCGCTGGCAAGTGCCCCCTGGCCGTTGAGTTGGTGGGGCTCTTTCAAAAACTGCGAGTGGTCGAAATACAGAACGAAACGATTTTGAGAAACCTGGACCTCTAATGGGCCGCTATGCTTCCAACACCAAAGTCTCATCCGAGAAGTCCCGAAACGAAATTGAACGGACTCTCCAGCGATATGGGGCCAGTGGGTTCGGGTTCTGGATCGAGGACGACTCGGCTCTTGTCCAATTCCAGATCGAGAAACTCAAGATCGCCTTCAAACTTCCCATGCCTGATCGAAAGAACGAAGAATTTACCATGAGCAGCCACGAAAACGATTGGCAGCGTAAGCCCCTGGCAGCGGAGACCGCCCATCGGCGTTGGGAGCAATCCTGTCGACAGCGGTGGCGCGCCCTGGCCCTGGTCATAAAGGCGAAGTTGGAGGCTATCGACTCCGGGATCAGCACCTTCGAAGAGGAGTTCATGGCCCACATCATGCTACCCGATGGGGTGACCGTGGGCGAGAAGCTGGTCCCGGGATTGACCGTGCTGAAGGAAACCGGGGATATGCCGAAATTACTCATAGGAAAAGCGTAGTATGGATATGGTCGCTTCGTCCCGTATGCCGTTGACCTTCTCTCCTCCAGTCAGAAAGCCCAACGGACACACCCCGGAGCGGCCATTTTGTTTGGAATGTTAGTCGTTAACCTGAACCAAAAGGAGAACCAATGACCCTAGAAACCCTTGAGAAACCGAAACACGAACTGGCCTTCATGGACATTAAGGAAGGCGACATGAAGCTCCAGTGGGACCCGAACGACAAAGACGAAGTGGCCGCAACAGAGCTGACCTTCAACAAGCTGAGGAAGAAAGGCTACGCCTTCTTCAAGATGAACTTCGGCGGGAAAAAGGGCGAGAAGATCACCAAATTCGACCCGAAGATTGAGAGCATCCTGGGAATCCCTCAAACCGTTGGGGGATGAGTTTCTGGCAGAG